TTCTAGCCCCGCAGGGACACTCACCTTCTACTGGATCATCTCCAAGAGACTCTCCTCTCCATCCAGCCAGGTCAGGTACCATTCCAAGGTCAAATTCGATACCATCGGGACCCACATAGGGTTCTCGTTGTTCAGCGTAGTATCTGTCGGCGTAGTCGAGGAGCTCGCGGTGTCGGAGGACGAAAGACTTTGGGTCCAGCTCTTGTACAAGTCGGAGAAACTCTTCCCGACTTTCTGCGCCGACAATTTCGCTCCACTTATTCGGAGCCGAAGGAAGTCCACCTGAGCCCGGCCTTGCCAACCCCCCTGCAACAACATTTCCATCCTTGACTGCATAGTCCCAACCGAACTCTGCACGACCTCTAGATGGGACAACGTTTGGGTGGTGGCCGTTGACATCAAAGAAGTCAACTCGTCGGGATTGACGTTTTCGTCCGAAATCGCAGAAAACATGGAGGTGAGTACCTTCATCAGCATGATCTTCTCGTCCAATGATACACTCAGCTCCAAGGCCGCTGATATGCTCGAGAACGGACCACTCAGATAGATCGCCAGACTGCGCATACGTGAGGAGGACATAACGAGAGTTGAAGTAGAAAGTCATGTGATGTAACCCGCGAGGAACCTGGGCAAACTAATATTATAGCCCAGGTTACGGGGTACACCTCGTGTATAAATACCCGTCACCTCCTCACTTGATTTCAAATCAATGACATCGCAAAATGGCTTACTCCCGTTACCGCCGCAAACCCCGTCGGACTTATCGAAAGTCCGGACTCAAACGCCGGTCTTCCGCACGGCCCTCTCGCTACACCGCCAGAACGCGACGCTACACCCGGAAACGGCAAATGTCGAAGAAGCGCGTCCTCAACATTTCGTCGATCAAAAAGCGCAACGGCATGCTGTCGTTCAGCAACACGACCAACGCAGGTGCTAGTCGTACCGTCGCCGCAGGTCCAGCCTACATCAATGGTGCTACACAGGGCAAATTTTTGTTCTGTCCCACCGCTATGGACCTGGATAACAGCTCAGGTGGCCCCAACCTGAAGATCAACGAGGCCAATCGTACTTCCACCACGTGCTACATGCGGGGCTTCGCAGAGCATCTCCGCATTCAGACTAGTTCTGGTGTGCCATGGTTCCACCGGCGCATTTGCTTCACCACTAAGACCGACGCTTTCCTCACATCGGCCGCCGACACACCCGTGCAACCGAATCCGTATTATACGGAGACCAGCATTGGGTACTCACGTTTGATGTTGAACCTCAACGTCAATAATACCCCGCAAACAATCACCAACATCGAGACTGTGCTATTTCGTGGCGCGCAGGGCCAAGATTGGGTCGATTCTCTCATCGCTCCTGTTGACACCACTCGTGTTAGCGTCAAGTTTGATAAGACTTGGACCATCCGTAGCGGCAACGCTAACGGCACTGTTATCGAACGGAAACTATTCCACCCAATGAACAAGAATTTGGTCTATGACGACGACGAGTCGGGCCAGGCCATGACCACAAACAGGTTCTCTGTCGACTCCAAGGCCGGAATGGGTGATTACTATATCTACGATATTTTCACACCTGGTGAAAGTGCTACGTCAACAGATCTTATTGTGGTAGTACCTAGTTCTACTCTGTACTGGCACGAAAGATAGGCTCTTTCAGCTCAACGAATGTACAATTCGCTTCCAACCATGCGATGTCCTCATAAATCAAATCCACCCGCCCCTTTGCCGTGTGATCCGTGATGTCTGCCTTCAGCTGATCCCTTGGGTCAGAATTGGCTAGCCAAATGCACGGACGCCCCCATTTAACTTGAACAGGATCCCTGTACAATTTTTTCACAGTGACGACAGACTGTGCTCCCAGCCACTCTTTGAATGAGGGGAACATAGAGATGCCCCCTCTCATGTCGTCAAAGACCGCATATTCTGCGTCAGGCATGTCTCGAAGGAGTGTAGCTCCTGATAGGATTCCCATGATGTAAACATGAGGTCCGAGAGATCGAGCCCATAGTGTCTTTCCAAGTCGTGACGCACCATACAGAACAAGAGACCTGCTTCTGCCTGCTTAGTCAGCAAGTTGAACAATAAACACTGAATATACCTTGCACGGGGGATTTGTTCGGTGTCGTGGCCATTGTCTGAGCGCAGCGAGTGGCCCGACAAATCCCCGTGCTGAAGGCAACGCTCCTGCCCAAACACCCCAAGCCAAGAATGTATTCTAGCCCCGCAGGGACACTCACCTTCTACTGGATCATCTCCAAGAGACTCTCCTCTCCATCCAGCCAGGTCAGGTACCATTCCAAGGTCAAATTCGATACCATCGGGACCCACATAGGGCTCTCGTTGTTCAGCGTAGTATCGGTCGGCGTAGTCGAGAAGCTCGCGGTGTCGGAGGACGAAAGACTTTGGGTCCAGTTCTTGTACAAGTCGGAGAAACTCTTCCCGACTTTCTGCGCCGACAATTTCGCTCCATTTATTCGGAGCCGAAGGAAGTCCACCTGAGCCCGGCCTTGCCAACCCCCCTGCAACAACATTTCCATCCTTGACTGCATAGTCCCAACCGAACTCTGCACGACCTCGAGATGGCACAACGTTTGGGTGGCGGCCTTCGACATCAAAAATGTCAAGTCGTCGTGATTGGAATTTTCGTCCGAAATCGCAGAAAACATGGAGGTGAGTACCTTCATCAGCGTGATCTTCTCTCCCAATGATGCACTCAGCTCCAAGGCTGCTGATATGCTCGAGAACGGACCACTCAGATAAGTCGCCAGACTGTGCATACGTGAGGAGGACATAACGAGCTTTGACGGTGAAAGTAGACATGTGACTGTACCCTCGAGGACCCTGGGCAAACTAATATTATAGCCCAGGGTACGGGTACACCCCAACTATAAATACCCGTATCCTCCTCACTTGATTTCAAATCAATGACATCGCAAAATGGCTTACTCCCGCTATCGCCGCAAACCCCGTCGGTCTTACCGAAAGTCCGGTGCCAAACGCCGTTCCGCACGGCCCTCTCGCTCCATCGGGAGAACGCGACGCTACATCCGCAAACGGCCAATGTCGAAACGCAGTATCCTCAATACCACCAGCACGAAGAAGCGCAACGGCATGCTGTCGTGGTCCAACTCGACAAACACTGCGACAAGTAGGCCTATGCAACAAGGTCCCGCGTATATCAATAACAGTGGCGCCTTTTTTGTGTACTGCCCCACTGCGCAGACTCTCGACGCTCAGTCCACGGTAGCTAATCAAGCATCCCGAACTGCTTCGACCTGTTATATGAAGGGATTGTCCGAACATCTCCGCATTCAGACGTCGTCCGGAATCCCATGGTTCCACCGTCGGATATGCTTCACCATTAAGGGCATAACCCCGTTCAACACAATCCTCAGTAGCGACACCCCCACTATCCCCTACGCCCCGTATGTTGATACGTCCAATGGTATCGAGCGGCCTTGGTTGAACACCAGCCTCAACAATATGTTCGGTACCCTCTCTGCCATGTGGGGCCAGCTGTTTAAGGGCCAGAATGGAAAGGATTGGGACGATCTTATCTCCGCGCCTGTCGATACGTCACGCCTGACGCTCAAGTTCGACAAGACTTGGACCATGCAATCCGGTAACGCTAATGGCGTTGTGCGAGAGAGGAAGCTTTGGCACCCCATGAATCATAATATAGTCTATGACGACGATGAAAATGGCGATGTGGAGTCGCCTAGCTACTATAGCGTGGAAAGCAAAGCCGGAATGGGAGACTATTACGTAGTCGATATTATTCAGCCCGGTACTAGCGCTACTTCGACAGACTATCTTCAGATTGGCGCTCAGTCTACTCTGTACTGGCACGAAAAATAGGCTCTCTGAGCTCAACGAATGTACAATTCGCTTCCAACCAAGCGATGTCCTCATAAATCAAATCCACCCGCCCCTTTGCTGTGTGATCTGTGATGTCTGCCTTAAGCTGATCCCTAGGGTCAGAGTTGGCCAGCCATATGCACGGACGACCCCACTTTACTTGGACAGGATCCCTGTACAATTTTTTTACGGTAACTACCGACTGTGCGCCTAACCACTCTTTGAAAGAGGGGAACATGGCAATTCCACCCCTCATGTCATCAAAGATCGCATATTCCGCGTCAGGCATGTCCCGAAGTAGTGTAGCGCCTGAGAGGATTCCCATGATGTAAACATGAGGTCCGAGAGATCGAGCCCATAGTGTCTTTCCCAGTCGTGACGCACCATAGAGAACAAGGCTCCTGCTTCTGCCTGCTTAGTCAGCAAGTTGAACAATAAACATTGAATATACCTTGCACGCGGTCGAGATTTGCTGTGACCATTGTTTGAGCGTAGCGAGTGGTCATAGCGCGAGATCCGTGCTGAAGGCAACGCTCCGCCCAAACACCCCAAGCCAAGAATGTATTCTAGCCCCGCAGGGACACTCACCTTCTATTGGATCATCTCCAAGAGACTCTCCTCTCCATCCAGCCAAGTCAGGTACCATTCCAAGGTCAAATTCGATACCATCGGGACCCACATAGGGCTCTCGTTGTTCAGCGTAGTATCGGTCGGCGTAGTCGAGAAGCTCGCGGTGTCGGAGGACGAAAGACTTT